GATTAACGAAACTCTCAGGCATAAGTGCAACCTCATCGAAGAAACATCCAGCTAAAGTAATACCTTGCACTAAGTCCTGTGAGCGTTCATCTTTACCGCCAAATATATAAAAGAAATTAGTTATATTTTTTCTAGATACTATGAGCAAGTTGTCTGCTCTTTTGTCCTGGACTTTATAGCCTCTTGATTTAAGCATTAGCTTGAGCCAGAACAAAACATTTCGCCTGAAAGAGCCTATTGTCTTTCCACACATGCCAAAGTTTTGATTTTGAAACTCTGTCATTGCCCATATAACATATGATAGTGACATAGATAAAGTCTTACCGCTTCTTATAGCTCCATCTGCAATAATTCCATCCATATCTGACACAGGAGATTCTTTCATCCACCAAGTTAGTATTTTCTTTTGCTTTTTACTAAAAGGCATGAACTTAAAAGCTGCTTTTCTAGTCTTCATCGTCCCATACCTCATTTACTTCACCTTTAAGAGCTTCTAAGAATCCATCATCTTCTAATTCTTCTTCACCCTCAAGTTTATTCTTTTCAAGTTGAAGCTTTTCTCTAGCAATATTAACTTTCTCAGTTTCAATTTCAAGCTTTCTTCTAACTTCATCAGTAAGAAAATCAAGCCTGTCAGATAACCACTCAAGAGCTTTCATTTTATCCAGTAGTTTAATTGAAACTCCATCTTTTCCTTGTTTAACCTCAGAGAGTATAGTTCCATCTACTTCGTATGATTCTTTGAACTTTACAGTATTCACAATTTTTGTAAGCTGAACCTTTTCTCCATCTATCTCAACTTCTACGGGGCCAAAAGCACCCATAACAGGAACTTCTTCTCTTCCGAACTCTAAGTAATCCGTAATATCAGAAAAGGCTATATCCAAGTATTTCTGGAATATAGCCATCGGTTCAAAGGAAAGAGCATCTCTAATACTTTTTTTAAGTCGGTCTATTTCTTTTTTGATATGAGGTTTTTTCATAAGATTTGAAGCTGTAAACCTAGCTGTATCTTTACCATATCCAGCTTTTAAAGCTGCCTTAGTTTGATTCCAGTACTTAACATAGTAAAGGCAAAATAACTTTTGCTTATCTGTAAGGCTAGAATCATCTTCTGACTCAACTTCAAGTTGTGGTTTTTCCACTTCTTTTTTAGGGTGCACCCTTTCGCTTTTTGTGTGCACCCCTGTTCTATTCCAATCGTGTCTTTTTTTCCAGCTTTTTACTGTATTAATTGAGACATTATATTTCTCTGCTATCTCTTTATATTTCATGCCTAGCATATAATCATTTTCTGCTAGTTCTGCTGGGGCTCTTATATCTGCCACATCACCACCTCGTTATTTCTAAAAATAAAAAAGCAACTCATAAAGAGCTGCTTATATATTGTCTACATCCCAACCTAAATAGTTTATACCTTTATCAATGAATTTTGATAAGTGCATTTTATTAGTTAAATACATTATTTGTCCATTTCTATCTTCTTTAAATGACTTTACATGTTTTAAATATTCTTGAAATACTTCATCTTTAGAATATTCCTTTTCTCCATTTAATTCAATCTCTGCTCCAACATAGTAAAGTGTTTGTATATAGTCTAAAGTATCTTTGGATAGAGTTTCTAAAGCGTTATACATAACTTTTAAATAACTAGTATCTATTGATTCATTTAATCTCAATGACTCAACATTCTTTTGTGTAAAATTGTTAGAATCAATATTTTTTCTTTTAATCATACTGGTATTTAGTTCCATTATTTCTTCAATTTTATTTTTATGATCTCTTAGCATATTTATTCCCCCTATTTAATATAATTATATTAATTATATCAGATTAAAGAGAACTAAATACATATCTTGCCTAAAAGGTTCCCAAAATACATAGGCTTATATGCTTGTTATAATTTAGTATTTTATTTTGGTTAACTATTTTAGCAAACCTCAAACCCTTTTGATATCTATATATCGTTTCAAGATATCTGGGACCAATAAAAAATCCCATCTACTACAGTGTAAATGGGATTTTAGTTCCCAGGTTTCGTCCTGGATTGTTAGGAGGATTTTATGAAGTAACCCACTTACAATTATAACTCACAATTATCTAAAAATACTGCCATAAAACTGACATAAAACTGACACGAAACTGACATTGCTAAATAGATCTAATAATAGGCATGTCCTCTTCAAGTGCTCTAATTCCAAATAAACCTATCTTTATTTTATTAATTGCATTATGTTTTATTCTGTGTGCTTGCCTCTCAGAGATGTTTATTTTATCTGATATTTGAATCCAGTTCATCGAATCAAAATACTTCATCTGAATAATTTCTCTTTCTTCATCACTAAGTAAAGATAAGCTCATTTCTATGCTATTTATTTTAGATTTAAGCTTTTTAATGTTTTGTGTAATGCTATTTATCATTTCTAGATTTAAAACAGCTATATCCTCAACTGGCTGTGAAATTTTATAGGTTTTGCAGGTAGAAACTCCCTCATAGTTTATACCACTTACTCCATCATCTAATTGAATCTCATGTAGCTCCTTTAACTTAATCTCAAGATTAGCCTTGAGATAGTTGTAATTGTATAGAATCTTCTCAGTCCCTTTATAGTAATCAGCCTTCATATCTAGCCCTCCCTCAAAAAAGAAAAATCCCAGGAAGAATTACTTATCCTGGGACTCTTGGTCCTCTACATTATTTATTTTTACTGTGTATGTTTGTTGATGCTTGCACCTTGCACATTTAAGATTAATATCAAAATCTCCATGCTCAGTTTTTACACTTACTTTCCCTAGTAGCTTGTTACAAGACTTACAGCGAATCTCCTGTGTCATATAACCTCCTATAATTCTCTAAAGTCTATGTCTGGATACTTATTTTTAAGTAATTTAACTTTAATAAGATAGTCCTTTGTCTTAAATCCCTTGGTATCTTCTAGCACCTTGTTTCCTGTCTTAACCTCTCTATACTCAAAGTCTCCAATATATTTTATAGCTCTTATCTTCTCACCCTTATACTCAAAGCCATTTAGTAAAACATATACAGGCTGTAGCACAAGATTACTAATTTCTCCTACCTTCTCTAATAGCTTAAGCTCTCTGTATCTATTAGCTTCTTTCATGCTGTCAAAAGTTATTCCATCAATAAGTACTTTTTTATTACTATATTTGCTTTTTGTGTTATTTTTTGTATTATTTTGTTTATGGGGGATTGCTCCCCCGCATTTTTTATTTTGAGTCTGCTTTACCGCTGCAACGGTTTTATTAGCAGGCTCTTTTTTTCTTTTTAGATAATCTTGATACTCTTCCATTGTCATTCTTATGGCCAATGTTTCTCACCCCTCTAGTTTGCTTAAGTGCAATTTCTGCTAGTAACCTTCTAAGAGTAGTACTTTCAACTTTGCCCCAGCTACCATCTTCTCTTTTTCTTTGTGCGAAGCAGTCTGGCTTTCCATTTTCTAAGATTGAAACCTTGCTGATTCTATATTCAAAACTCTTAGTCTTAACAGTAATCATTTCATTTCCTCCTAGCATGTTTGAATTTATGAGTGAACTTAGTGCACTTAGATTCTCTAGTATAGTGCTCTATCTCTCTTTCAATCATTCTTTTATTTAGCTTATTTAAGTACTGCATATGTGAAACTCTAGAAACAAATTCTTCTTTAGTCATTTGTATTCACCTCTGATTTACTGTCATACATAGCCTGAGCAGTTTCTCTTAGCTTAGTAATTCTTTTATCACCAAATTTAAATTCTTTTCTTAGTGCAGCTTCGATAAGTTCCTCAGTCTCATCTACATGTTGCTGTACTAATGATTCAAGAAATATTTCAAACTGTCCTAGAGACATTTTGTTTATTTGCTTATACCAGTTTCTTGTTTTCTCTCTCTTCTGGGTTCTGTTCATGATATCCTCCTAGTATCCGTTTTCCTGTCTTCTGAGGTTCTCTTGAAACTTTTCTAAATAAGCTGTTTCTAAATCAGCTCCTGAATACCCTAATGTATGAGTTATAGATAATAGAAAGTGAAGAACATCTGCTAACTCTTCCAAGGTATTACCACCTACTTTTTTATTATTTTTCCAGTACTTATGTAAATCTTGCTCATTACACACTTCTGCAAGTTCTACTACAAGTCCAAGAAGCCTATGAGTTATAAAATCTTTATGATCTAAATAAAATCCTAGTTTATCCGAGTGATTACTGTTGTAATTCTTAACAACAACATCGTCTAGATATTTCTGTTTTACAACTAATTGATTAAGGTCCATATTCTACTCCTTATCTAAAAAGGTACATCAGCATCATCAAGAGCACGAAATCCATCTGAATCTAAACCCTCAGGTTCATATGTGTTATTTGTTTCAGGAGCCTTATTCTTATCTCCCCACTCTAGGAACTGTACATTTTCGGCAACTATCTCGGTAATGTATCTCTTTTCTCCTTCAGTAGTATCATAGCTCCTATTTTGTATAGAGCCTTTTACTGCTACCAGTCTTCCTTTAGCAAGATAGTTAGCACAGCTTTCAGCCTTTTTACCCCATACCTGAATCTTAAAAAAATCAGTCTTTTTATTTCCGTCACTGCCTTGGTATGAGCGGTCAACAGCTATATCAAAATTAGTAACAGCGTTGCCTGATGAAGGAATGTATCTAAGCTCTGGGTCCCTCGTTAGCCTTCCTATAAGTATTACTATGTTCATAGAAACCTCCTCAATGTTAATTTTTGTTAATCAATTTCATTTACTTAAGCCTGTTTCCTTATATCAAACTCATGTACATTTGCTCTTACTAGAGCTTCAGCAAGCTGAGGGCAAACACTGTTACCTACTCTTGCTACTTGCTCTGTCTTTGGATATGCTTTTCCAGTGTAGTCTATGTCAATAATGTAATCATCTGGAAATCCTTGAGCTTTAAATAATTCCCTTGGTTGTAACATTCTCATTCCTATGTCTGCTATCTTGTAATTTTCACCTTTTATGGTTACTATTCCGAACCTATCCTTGCTAGTTATTGTATCTAGTGGTTCCCTTAAGCTTTGTCCTGTCCCACATCCATAATATTTAATTAGAAATGCAGTAACTAATCCAAATCTATTACTTGCTGGAATTGTAGCTATAGGTTCGTCTAATCCAGTAGCTCTAGTTTCATTTCCTGTAGCAGTGTAGTAATGTTGTAAAAACATTGCTTTATTATCTAAAACATAAGGCTCATCAGCTTCAATAATGAATTTCTGTATACCTCTTGCTATTCTTTTCAAAGTATTCTCGGCTAATGGCTTTTTCCTATCAAATATCGAAGGACATGGAATATTCCAGTCAATACATTCTGCAGCTGTCCTATATGGTTTTAAAAGTCCACTTTGTACAAATAGACTTCTTGGGTCTCCATGTGTTGGTTCTGGCCATACTATAGGATGTCCGTCACACCTTGCAATTAAGAAGAATCTCTTTCTAGTTGTGGGTGCTCCATAATCACAAGCTCTCAACTCTCTAAAATCTATTTCATAACCTAACTTTTTAAGACTTTCTATGAATAAATTAAAAGTTTTTCCTGTTTCTTTTTTATCTGGATAGCCTTTACTGTCTAAAGGTCCCCAGGTCTTAAACTCTTCCACATTTTCAAGAATTATTACTGCTGGTCTAACTAATTTTGCCCATTTTACTGCTATCCAAGCTAAACCTCTTATCTTTTTATCCTTAGGTTTAGAACCTTTGGCTTTACTAAAATGCTTGCAGTCAGGACTAAACCACGCTAAATCTACTACTTCTCCTTGAGTTGCTTCTAATGGTTCTACATCCCATACGCTTTCACAATAATGCTTAGTATTTGGATGATTGGTTTTATGCATTAATATTGCAGATGGGTCATGATTTATTGCTATATCTATATATCTTCCAAGAGCTGCTTCAATTCCTGTGCTAGCTCCGCCACCTCCAGCAAAGTTGTCAATTATTAATCCCATACTTTGCCTCCCTTCTAGTGGTTATTTCGAATTTGGAAACAACCACTAATTCGTATTCTGGTTATATTGCGTTACTAAATCAACAACTTGTTCGCATTCAGAAACATCAAACATTCCAATATGACATTTTTCTAAAGACTTTCCCATTTGTTTTGCTAGCCATTCATAAGCTTCTCTTCTTGTCATTAGCTTTGTTTTCCACAAAGGGTCAAAACTAGCATGAGCTTTTTTCTTCCATTCTCTAAGCTCAGCATTTGCAAGTATTCCAAGTGGTCTATTTGTCCCTTTGTGCACTCCAACATAAGCATTGCATTCTTTGCATAAATAAATCATTCCATAAGACTTGCCGTATATGATTTTACTGTCAACAAACTTCGCAGGTTTTTTGCAATATTGACAAATAACTACCATATCTACCTCGCTTTCTCAACCAATTACGAAACTTTTGAGCTTAGTTCTTTCCATTTTTTAAGTTGTGCAGCTACTTTATCTTTTATTGCCTGCTCAGTAGGTCCATATATCATCTTTATATCTGGATAATTAACATGTGGATTTCTTAGTACAAAATAATATCTATCTTTCTTTGTGGTAGTATCTTTCTTGATTTCCATACAAACCCTCCTAATTTAATCTATTAATAGCTGATAAATAAGCTTTCCCTGCCTGAATTGCTTTATCTAGCGGTAAATTCTTCTTAAAATACAGTTTGTCTATATATTTAAGTGCCTTATCTAAATTGCTCATATGGAATCCTCACTCCTTGAACGATCTCTTTTATTTAAAAGCATTTCTTCCATTGATTCTTCAGTAACATCTGTATAAGAACCTTGTAATTTTAAAGAGTTCTTTGTATTTTTAGGTTTCTTATTATCATAGTTGCCTTCAAGTACTTTAATATAATTAGCTGGTTTAATTAGCCAATCAAAGGTTATTATCCATGATTTAGGATTCTGGCCATTTAAGAAAGTGGATGCTTTAATTTTATCGATGCATATATAAATACTATTTCTGCTATGTTCTTTGAGTCTTGCCTTTAGAAGCAATAGTCTTTTATCTCTTATTTGAGTTAAATTTTGCAAATTTAATGAATTCCATGATGTAATTATGCTGTTCAGCTCTTCTGAGCTGATGGAAAACTCATTCGAGTTTGCCTTATCTTCTTTACTTTCCTTTCCTTTACTTTCCTTTACTTTACTTTGTGTACTTTCTTCCTGAGTAAACTCAGTTTCCTCTGGAATTAATTCAGTTATTAACGGAGTAAACTGTGAATTTACTAATAAGTAGCGTTTTTCCATAACTATATTTTTCCGCTTAGAACTGACACATGCTGTTATATATCTCTTTTGAATACCTCTACTAGTTAAAATCCCATGTCTTTCATAAATCTCATTATCGAATAAATTCCTTCTTAAACATGCATTAATTACGGAGTTAACTCTATTTTTATCTGCGTTAATTTTGCGACTGAATAAAAGCTCTATATCATCATTCCATTCAATGAAATATCCATTAGCATAAATTTTCTGCCATAATTTTATTAGAATTGCAAACCCATCTAAACCACATTCTGCTTCTAAAAGTTCTACATCATCATCTATATTTACATCTAGTGGAAAATAATCTAAGCCAACTTTAAGCGGTCTAGCCATATCCCTTATCACCTTCCTTATAAGGGAGGCTAAACCTCCCTGTCAGTTTATTTAGTTTCTTCTTGATCTATAACTTCATAATCATTTTCTTCAACTTCAAATACATTTTGATTTTCTACTTCAGTCATATCTGAATTGATTTCAGTCTTAATTGTGCTATCTTGAACTATTTGTTTTACAAACTCAACCTTTATAGGTGCATACTTTAAAACTTTCTTAAGGACAGTTTTCTTGGCCATTTCATCAAAATTCTTGCTCCAAGGACTGTAAGATGAGCTATATGCCTGAGAGTATGTTTTAGCATGATTTGTTATATCCTCTTTAGACATAACCTCAAATCCAAAACCTCCATTTGTAAGCTTAAATACTGCGTAATAAGCTATTACTTCTCCTCTATTACCACTAGCAGGCTTATGCTTAAGAACTGGCTCAAGGCCAAATTCATATTCAAACTCATCATTTTCAAATACTTCTTTAGCATAAATATTTGCAAACTCACCACTTCTATATGCAAGCTCTATAAGGCCTTTGTAACCTATCTGAAACTGTACTTCCATATTCCCTTTATTCTTATAAGGAATTAAATATGCTTGTCCAAGTGGTGTATTTGGTTCAAGGCCTAACTGGGCTGCATTCATAAGAGAACCCATAAAGCTTTTAGGAGTGCACTCAGCTAGTTTTGGGTTAACCGATATTGCAGTTAGGGCCATTCTTGTAAATCTTTCTGGAGTAATTACACTTGGAAGAGCCTTTTTAATCGCTGGTTCCATAACCTTAATCCAATCTTTAATTGTCTGAGGTTCTTTATTACCATCAGTCACGCTATTATTTGCTTTCTTTGCAAGTTCATTTTTTAAATTTGACATATTATCATCCTCCATTTATTTAATTTGAAATCTTCTACTTGAAGATTTATTAGTGTATTTTTCATATATGTTAGGTAGTTCAGATTTTAACTTCTTAGAATCCAATCTATTTGATTCAACAGTTTTCCAAATTACTGTCCTATCAGATATAATTGCTTTTTCTGCTTCTTTCATTTGCATTTGAATATCTTGCTTAATAAGTTCCTGTTCTTTCTCTAAAGTCTTAATAAGCTCATTTATTTGGTCATATCTGTTAACCATCTCTACATATTCATTCTTATCAATTACAACAGTCTCACTTGCATCACTATCTGGATACATCATCTTTATTAAATCAGAAGCATCACTTGATCCATCAGGAGCTGGCATCTCATTTTTCAATATATGATTCTCATAGAAATCTTTTTCTATATTTATGAGATAATTTATAATCTCTTCATCTCTTTTAATTTCATGTATAGAAACTGCTTCATTTCCAATCAGTGCTGCAATATACCATTTATCTAGTCCAGTAACAGCCATATAATGATGGCATTGTAATTCATACATTGGTGGAATACCTTCTTCCCACTGCTTTTTAGCATATGAATTAGTAACCTTACACTCAAGTCCAGCACTTTCACCTACTACTAATCTATCTACATTTGCAAGCATCCATTCATGTTCTGGATGCTGAAGTATAGCATTTCTTTTTCTTACTTTTTTACCTAGCATTTCTTCAAATCTTTTAGCTACATAGTCTTCTAAATCCCTTCCTATTCTCATTCTTTCAGAGTCTATAGGTTCGCTCTTAGGCTCAGTCTTATCAATAAAGACTGAAATAGCACTTTTAAAAGGACTAAGTCCTGCTATAGCTGCAGCATCACTACCGCCTATTCCCTTTTTTCTATACTCAAGCCACTGCTCATAATTTAAATCTAGGGTTTGAATTAGTACCTTAGCTATCACTACTCATCATCTCCTTCATCTTCTGTATCATCTTCATATGAATCATCAAAGTAATCGTATCCATTTATTTTCTTGTAATTGTCTAAGCAATATTGGTTATACATTTCATCAAGATTTTGGTTCATTTTATATTCCTCCTGTATTTGAAATTTGTGTTTATGCCCATGTACCGTTTTCATAGTAGTGGAACCATTCACAGTTTCTAAGTCTTACGCAAACTGTATTATTTTCATCTAACCAAACTTTAGTGATTTTCATTCCGTCCTTGTAGTCATTTCCTACACAATCGGTGTGTTTCTTGTTTACTCTATGCATCAATTTCTTTTGTTCTTCAGTTAGATTCTCAATACCTATTATCATTTTGGGCCTCCCGTGGTATAATCAATGTGTAGTTTTTATTTTTGCCCCTAAGAAGAGTATTTTCTTCTAGGGCTTTTTTATTTTTATGAAAGAATTACTATATTGCGACTTGATACTTCGTTCTCTAGATATTTCTTTATGTTTGAAATAGCTTCATGCTGCCATGCTCCACCATCAGCTTCGAATAAAGCTAACTGGCCACCTTCTTTTATTCTGAATATAAACTTACTTGCAGGTTGATCTACCTCTAAGAATGTCCTATATGGTGCTAGTGTTACAGGATTAGGAACAACCACATCAGCAACTTTTGCCACTCCAGCTTTTACAGTAGCAACTTGTGATACTCCATCATCTTCCATCGTTCTTATCATTTCATCTTTTAGATTGCCAGCTAATTGAAGTAGCAATGGTTTATCTTGTGTATCAACGAATTTGCTCTGCATTTCAATAACGAATTGCTCTTGGCTTTTATATTCTCCAAATCTTAGAGTTGGTAGTACTGGAGAAACTTCCAATAATAAATCTCTTTGTTTGAATTCTCCATAAAAAGGAGTAAATGCTTTAACTAATGTTGGTGATACTACATGAATAACAAGAGGATTTTTAGGATTTAAAGCAACCTTGTCGAAATCTGTTTTTATATACTGAACTAAGCTACTTAATGTAGATATGCACAAAGGAACTGTCTCAGGCTGTTTTACTGGCATTATTTGACTTGTTGAATAAACTCTTCCTTCAATTTCAATAGTTTCGGTTTTCCCTAAGTTAACAACATACTGTAACGCTTCTTTTATCATTTTTCATTCCTCCAATTTTTTATTTAGATACAACTTCTCCAGTTCTCATATCAACAATTTTTCCATCGCTTTCTGAAAGTAATTGACCTGGTATTACTCCTTTAGTGTATTCTTGAGCAACTACTTTTCCTCCACTCTTACCAATGAGCAATCTAGTTAATATTGGCTTGCTAGGTGCTGTAGTAGCTTTACAGCTAAATTCTGTTGTTACTTCATCCCTTTCTTCTGTAGTTTTTAAAGTAATTGTCATTGTGATCTTTCTTGCTTTCTTGTGGTCAGTGTTTTTGTCCATGATGTTTTCTAGTACATGTTCGAGTGTGTCATAGAACTCCTCTGATAAAGCTCCACCCGCTAAGTTGTCAAAAGTAATTTTTTCTTGCATGATGCACCTCCATAATATTTGTGTTATAATTTCATTAATTGAAATTTTACTTAAGCCCCTTTGTGAGTGCCAGCTCCATGGGGTTTTTTCATTGCCTGGAATATCAGCTGCAGTATTGGACCTGCATAAACCTTTGCCCCCTGTCCTATCTTATTTAAGATTGGATACTCGTCTGTTGTAATGACTCCATCACATGCTATATGCTTCAAATCTTTTAGATGATCATCAAAGTACTCACCATAGCTTTGTAATTTTAGAGTTGTCATTGTGATTTCTTCTTTAGTATCGATTTCAGGTAGATAATCTTTCCAAAGGTCAGTGTCCATGAAGTAATCTAAGACTATTAAAGGATTCCCATATACTCTAACCATGTCTCTTATATAAGCTTCATCAGGTCTTCGCCCATATTCAAAATCCCTTAAACTCTCACAGCTAATATTTAATGCTGTGCTTGCTTGCTGTCTTGTTAAACCTGCATTTTCTCTGTAGATAACTAAGTAGTTTTTGCATTTTCTTTGCATGTCTCCCCCTCCTTAATTTAGTTATAATTAATATAAGAACAACAATCGGTACTAAATAAATAAGAGAAAAAATAATCGGAGATAATATCCATATGGATATAAACCTCAAGAATCCAGCTATTATTATTCCTCCATTTCCAAACATAGCCGATAAAAAGTCAGCTACTCCCATCCAATCAACCTTCTCATAGAAAAACATCTAATTTCCCTCCTAGACTAATTTAAGTCCTTTCCTTCTAGCAGTCACATTCATACTGCTAGTCCTACTTAACCTCCATTGGTCGATATCTTCCTTATTGAACAGCAGCTTGTTTCCTAAATAAAAATGTGGCAATCCGTTCATTCGTTCTTGCCTAACCCAGCTCTCTGACATGTTGAGGTATTGACCGACTTCTTTAGCGTTCATTACCTCTTTTGCGTTGGACTTAGGTTTTAGCTCCTCCAAAATATCAACTAGCACTTCTTTCACAGTCTGCGTTATCATTTCTTCAATTGACATAAGCAGTCTCCTTTCCAATAATTAGTTCATAAAATTGCATTACCAATTTGTCCTCCTTTCTTTTTCATACTCATTACACGCATGATTTTGTTTTTTTTAAAAAATAATTCTCAAATGAGTTTTTTTTACAATTTACTTCCGATAATGTTAATTATCGGAACTAAAACTTAACCTTGATTTTTATCAACAACAATAATGTTAAGAGGACCTTCATATAGATATTCATTAGCACCTATCTTAATTTTGAACTCTTGATTACCTGACACTTCTAGAATGTCTACAATTCCTTTTCTAGTTGCTAGCTCTAGTACTAATTCTTTAGTACTTATACTTTTTAAATCCATGATTATGCTCCTTTCTTCCAAATAATGTATGTGATAAACTCCTCTTAGAGAGGAGGTGAAATTATGAAACTTAAATTAAAAGAATTACAAGCTCTTGACGCAATGTTGCATGCATATTCAATATCAAAGAAAAAATCTTACAAAATAGTTATAAAAATGGATTCCAAGATTATCTCGGCTAAGTTTTTACACTTTATGGACACTTATGAATACCCTGTGGAATTTGATATAAATTTTAGTGGGGAATCCAGACCAAGGTATATTAATAACCAAGATTCATATCTATTTAGTAATTGCTTAAAACTTTTTTATAATCGACTTGATATTAGACATGACTTGTTAAATCGTTATGAAAATCATCCAGATCTACTAATAAATGAACTTTTAAATATAATAATCATGAATAAAGAAAATACTTTTGATGATTACATGACAGATAAAATTTACAAAATACATTTTTTAGAATCTAATCTCTATCTGGACTTCTATATAGTTAATCCAGATGAAGAATTCGAATTAGTTTCTCTTATTTTAGAGTCAGAAAATTAGATTCATACTTAAGCTGTCTATATGCTAACTGAAGAACTGCATATGCTTCCTCATATGTTAGTTCTTTGGTTTTTAAGAGACTTACAATCTCATCAGCTATAACATCTGTTTCAGGTGAAAATAGTTGATTTGCAGTGTTTCTTTCTCGTTTAAATTCATTTAAATATATGTCTTTATCTCTTTCTATTCCAAAATAATCACATTTAATTTCTTTTTCCATGTTCATAACCTCCTATTTTTATGATCTAATCCCCTTAACAAAATCATCATATTTTGATAATTCCTTTTCGAAACCTCCTGCTTTCAACATAGAGTTATATAAATCTTCTAACTGTTTATCAGTTGGATTCGATTCATTTATATGGATACATTCCAAGAGGTCTTCATCTATTAGCTTTCTTATTTCAATCCAAACTTGCCCTAAAGCATTTTCTAGTTGCTGGTCAGATATATCTTTTAAGAAAATCATCCCTGGAAATACTACAAGTTCCATTTCATCTCTCCCTTTTCAAATTTAACTAGCTATACCTCTTTTAAACTTATTAATGAAATAAATCTGACCTTTTCCAGTAACTTTAGAAGTCTTTTGTATTGTAGCTGGACCATTTGCATGAGTAATTGATGTTTCTTTAATTTCAAACAAGCCTAATTGCATTGAATATTGAGTTGGAGTATTGTAGTCTGTTCCTTTTCTCTTGATGAGATATCCGTTATCTCTTAACCACTGAAAAAGTTTATTCGGGCCTACGATTACTCCATTTTGCTGAAGTATCTTTGACAGTTCTCCTACTAATATGGATGTATTTGAAGTAGAAACTGCATCAGCAAAGGCAACTTTTGGAGCTTGTTCTTCTATCTTTTGCTCTTTTTCCATATTTTCTAATTGAAGTCTTTGAACTTCTTCAGCTGTATCAGCTAGTGCTCTTAGAGCAGATGGATAATCTTGAGGTAACTGATTTAAAAGTTTATTCTCTAGCTTGTCTATATAGGCAATTACCGCTTTCCTTACAAACTTTGATTCTCTAACTAAGACCTGTCTTGATTGGGCTAGATTTAATACGAACATAGGGTATTCCTTGCCTCTGTCATTTTTGTAATTTGACTCCTGAATTTTTAGGAGTGAGATTTCTTCTTCAAATTCATCTCTTATTATCTGCAATAAATTGTCATGTCTTAGAGGATTCTTGTTACCCTCTTCATTTCTATACTGGTTAATTAGGTCTACCAATTCCAAACTTGTGAAATTATCTTTGTTCATTAACATTTTCAAAGCTCCTCTCTTATTTGTTAATTTTAAATTAACTTTTGTCCTAAAAAAATTTCTTCAATACTTTTTCCAAAATAATTTGCAATTAACAAAGCTTCGCTTAATTTAAAATCAATGTTGCCATTAACCTTATCGTTGACTGTCTTTTCTGATACTCCTATTATTTTTGCTAAATCTTTTTGAAGCACTTTGTTTTCTGTCATTATTCCTTTTAATTTTACTTGTTCTGGCATATTTCTATCCTCCTTTCATGTTTATTTTAAATTAACTTTAAATTTAGTATAGTGCATTTAAAATTAACTGTCAATAGTAAAACTGTAAAATTATTAATTTGAAATTAACTTTGTTACTATTTATTTTAAATTAACTTATAATGGTTAATATAGATATTTAAAAGGAGTTTTTTTGATGAATGATACATTTGGAAAAAGATTTAAAAGTTTAAGAATTGAAAAAGGAATAACACAAGACGAACTTGTGAAGCAATTTAATGAAAAATATTTTTATAATTTTACTAAATCTTCGATTTCTATGTATGAAAATGATAAACAGGTACCAGAAGTAGATGTATTAAAAAAATGGGCAGAGTTTTTTCAGGTCGGACTGGACTTTCTCTTAGGTAACTCCGACATAAGGAACCCATACGAAAACCACGAAAGAATATCCGAATCTATAAGTGATGATAAAGAACTATTGGAGTTTTGGGAGGTATTGAAAGAAAGAGAAGATTTACAGCTTATGTTTAAACAAACCAAAAATATGTCGCCAAAAGATATTAGGCAAATAATAAAAATAATTAAAGCTATAGAAGATGAAGAGGATGCTCAGAACTAAAATAAGGAGGCTTTATGCAGAAAAGGATACTTGACTCGCTAATAAACGGTTATTTGTCTTTTTTCGATATACTGCGTTCCTACAATATTAACCTAGCTGTAGTAAATCATCTTAGCTCAAACATTTTGGGAATGGTATATAAAACAAAAAGGCAAAATTATGTAATCGTACTTAATGGGAATATTAATTATGAAACTCAATGCAAGGTTTTTCTTCATGAATTGTATCATATTGAAAACCACATGCCTTCAATGGGATATTGTATAGGTTTGGACATGCAACATTTATCTTTTGAAAAAAATTCAGATGTTAGAATTAAAGCTTAAATAATCATTCTATAAACTATATTAATATATTATGGAGGTTTAAAATGGAAGATAATATTTCAATGTCTCATTACAACACAACTAGCATAAGTATAGCGATAATATTTACGCATCCGCTTAATGATAATTTTTCTTTCTTTTCGTTGGTTGCAAAAGTTAAAGATGTATTTGGACATTTAGATCCTAAAGCTGACCCACAACCTATTATGCCAACTACTGGGAACCAGATTATTCCTCCAGAAATTCCTAGATATATTTTTAATAGTCCTAATAATCTTTTTAATTTCACCTTCTCAGCTCAAAGATTTGATTTTAACTTTGTACCTGATGAGTTTATGTCTAAGAGAATAGATCATTACACTGATTCAATAAATTTAATTATGGAAAGTTTAAATATAACCAATTCTTTTAGATTAGGTATAATTTTTAATGGTTTTATGGTTGTACAAGATTTTAATCAGTTTAAAGATTCCAAGATATCTAAAAATATTGATGATTATAATGAAATAGAAATTTCAATAAGAAATACTTTTGAAATTAATTCAATTAGAGTAAACCAATGGAGAAGATATAACTTAATTGATGAACAAATTTTTTATTTATTTGATTTAAATACAGATTTATCAACTCCGATAAATAATGTAAAAAAGGGATATGATTTATACTTATCTGGTAAACTGGAGGATTTATTTGATGAATCAAAATAATTTTGATAAAAAAACACAAACAAATAACCTGCTTCACTTTCCTAACAATACTTCTAGTGCTCCAATATATAAAGAAACTTTTACTGTAAAAGACGCTAATTCAAATCTGCTTTCTGATTATATATACTCAAAATTATTTTTGTCGTATAATAAGGATAAATCAAACAATTCAAATAGTGCGGAGTTGAAAGATATGGATAAGATATTAGAAAAATATATAGATAAAATGGATAGGGACCAGTCAGATTTAAGAAATGATATACGATCATCTGAAAATAGAACTACTCACTTAATAGAAAAAATGGAAGAAAGAATTCAGCTTTCAGATGCAAGTATGGAAAAACGAATGGAAAAAATAGAAAAAATGATAGAAAATAATATTAATCAAAATAGAGATAACTCTACTAGATTAGAATCTAAGATTGATAATAATAATAAATTTATAATTTCTATTTCCATTTCAGTCATAATTGGAGTCGCTGCAATGGTAATATCTCTTTTACTGAGTTAATCTTTTTTGTTAATTAAGCCTTAGGGCTTTTCTTTTTATGCAATTTAAAAATCCATAGAAAATATAAATATTTCCTCAAATAATTAGGAGGTGTGATAATCATTGAGTATAGATAAGAGAGGGCCTAATAAATATAGGTTTAGAATACAGTATCAAGGTTTTCAGTACACCAAGATGTTCTATGGCAACGAAAGAGAATCTAAAAAGGAACATGAGAAATTCAAGCATGAAGTAAAGAGTGGAAAAATCAATCTAAAATCAGAAATGACCTATAGTGAATTTGTTCAGATGTTCTATGATGAATATGTTACAACACTTAGATATAGAACACAGCAGCTATACAGAAACAACATCGATAATCATATACTTCCAGTACTAGGAAATTATAAGATTAAAGATATAGCATCATTTACTATCCAGCAATTTGTTAATAATTTAAATAAAACTTTTAAACCTAATACAGTAAGGAATATATATGGAAATTTATCACGCTCTTTCAATTACGCTACTCAATGGGAATTTATAGAGAAAAACCCATGCACATATATAACGCTTCCTAAAATTCCAAGAAACAATATGAGTGAGCTCTATAGTATAGAGGATATTAAGAAGCTCATAGCAATATATGAAAAAGAAAAAAATTTAATGCATAAGAGTGCCTTCTATCTTGCTATAGGATGCGGACTTAGAAACTCAGAAATAAGGGCGTTGACTTTAGACGATATAGACTTTGATAAGCAAACTGTAACAGTCAACAAGCAAATAGGAAGAACTAAGGATAGTAAAGGAAATGTAGTAGAAAAAGCAATATCTCCCAAAACAGATACATCAAATAGAACCTTATACATGCCTGATTTTGTAGCTGATGTATTAAATGAATACACTAAATCAATGCAGTTTATCCCTATAACAAAATTACTTTTTTATTCACATGTTACCCATAGAGCTATATCATCATGCTGCTTGTCTAAAAGGTTCTTTACAACAATAGCTAATGCTGGATTACCACAGATAAGATTCCATGACCTTAGACATTTGCACGCAACATTATTAATTCACTCTGGAGCAAATCTACAAGCCACTGCTAAAAGAATGGGGCATAGCACAATTAAAACTACTATACAAACATACATTCATAGTATGGAGGATGTAGACAAGACAACCTCTGATTCATTAGACGAAAAATACAATGAAATG